TGCCTTAAGTTCTGAGTCAAATGTCCCTACATATATCTTTACATAGTCCTTACAAATATAGACCCTATACTTATTACCTATCTTGCTATATCCAACCGAGTTGTCTCTCAGTCTTCTATAAGCCTCATAGGCTATGATAGTTTCCCTAAACCAATCTTTGTTCTCTTTGTTATACAAGTCCTTATTAGCCTTAGCTATCTTCCATATCTCGTGAGCTTGTTCTGCCGTATCATACATACCTAAGCTAAGTATCTCTCTCCTAACACATAGTTGAGCTTCATATCCAGTTTTTCTTTTTGTTGTTCCTGTAAGTCTCATATCTGTCTCCTATTCGTTTGTAATATACACAATTATTTTGCTAAATGCAAGTCTTTTTTTACTTATTATGTCATTCCCTGCCAATCTACCTATCTACCATGGTATTCATCATCTAACCATGTTATGCCTTGGAATCATCGTTTCCATAGGTTTCCTATAAACCTGTCTACCAAGACTATTCTTGCTGTAAGCTTAGCATACTTCTCAACCAATTTCTCTACCTTGTTGTCTAGCTGACCTATTAGCTTTTCCATAGCTAAAGCCATTGGGTCATTAGGCTTCATTTCATTGAGAACATTGTTAAGTATAGGCTTAGCTATACATAGCATCATCCCTAACTCATTGTTTACTGCATCCCTTTTAGTCCTTAACTTAGTCACGTATCTGTCTATTATCTTCATAGCTGTCTCCTATCCATTAGTTTATTTTTGTTTTCTTATTGGTCACTTTTAGCATTAGAGAGAAATAGATGGTTTATCTTTG